CAGCAGGTGATCGCCGATCCGGCCTGGCTTGGCGTCGCGACGCGGCTGGTCCGCGCGCTGGGATGAGCGGCTGCGGCGAACCCGCGATTATGTGTCGCCATGCCGGGCTCGATCCGGCATCCAGGGCTGCAGACGCGACACTGGTGGGCGGTGACCCTACCCAACGCGATGCCGTTTTTGGCTGAAATCTGCCAATTCTGTATGGATAGCCAGAGATAATGTCCCTCTTTGTGCCCCCACGATAATTTTGCACGTTTCGGGCTCCATCGTGCCCTGCTCGCGGGCGGGAGCTGGTGATATGCTCGCCACCGAATCGGGGAGGTGAACATGCCGCAGACGAACGATCGAGGTGAGACCTTCGGGGAATGGCTGCTCGCACAGAAGTATCCAGAGGGGCCGATCGCCATCCTCGTCGCCGCCGCCAAGGCCGATCCCAAGTTCCCTCGCCGCGGATCGCCCGACGATGTCCGCAAGCGGTTGAATGAGATGCAGGCCGATGGCGACATGCACGCGGTGGTCGACGACGCCGAGACCGACTGGCTGAGCTACTGATGTCGGCGCACCATGTCAGGCCGTGGAGCGATGCCGAGGATAAGCGACTGATGCGCATGTATAGAGAGGGCTACGAGCGCAGCCTCATCGCGGAGTCGCTGGGCCGCACCAGAGAGGCTGTTACGAAGCGCAAGCGACAGATCGAGGAAATATGCCCGACGAGCTAAGCCTCGCGGTCGTCGGCGAGGCCCACGATGCTGGACTGACTATTGGGAAGGAATGGGCTTGAGCGCACCAACGATAAACCGCGCCGATATAAGCGAGGCAGTTCATCGCGAAATCGGGCTGTCTCGGTCCGATGCGGCGAGCCTTCTCGAACAGGTTCTAGATCTGATGCGCGAAGCCCTGTGGAGCGGCGAGGACGTCAAGATCGCGGGCTTCGGCACGTTCAAGCTGCGCGACAAGCCCCTCCGCGTGGGGCGCAATCCCACCAGCGGGGTGATCGTCCCGATCGAGCCCCGCCGGGTCGTGACCTTTCAGCCGTCTCAGAAACTACGCATCGATGTTTCGGGCAACTGATGTCAGGCCGCACTCGGGGCGTGGCAATGGGCAAAGCGCGATTGCTGTCGCAGCTGCGTGCTAAGGCAGGTGTAACTAAGGCTCCTACCCCGCCCCCATCCGAGCTTACCCTCGCTGTCGTCGGCGCCCGCTTCGACAACCCGCGGCGCAAGGGGAAGCCCACCGGCAACCGGCAGTCCGAGATCCTGATGTGCGAGCCGGGCGACCCGATAACGCTGGAGCATGAGCCGAAGAACGAACACGACCAGAATGCCATCGCGGTCTATTCCTCGCGCCGCGTGCAGATCGGCTACATCGTCGCCGATCGGACCGTACTGATCCACAAGGCGTGGGGCGAAGCTCGCGAGGTCCGCGCCATCTTCCAAGAGCCGATCGTCGGCGGTGCGGCGATCCGGGTGGCATTCGATCGCGATCCGGTGTTACCGCCGCCTCGGCCGGCCGACCATATTCCCGAGGCCAGGAAGATGGTGGGTGGCAGTCCCGACGCGTGGGACGGCGTCGACTATGTCCCGCCGGATGAATGATGACGGCGATCGGGCATCAGCGTCAGTTAGCGTCGAAGCGCCGGACTCCCGTAACAACCGCGTCAACTATCTCGCCGCGCCTTTTTGTTGTTGCAACGGTCGCCCAGATCGGTGTCTTGCCCCACTCCGCCGCAGCAATGATCTCCCGGTCCTTAACCGAGACCATGGCGTCCCGAACAGTCGCAAAAAAGCTATGTTCGGTTTCGACATCCTCGAGCTTCACCCTGTACCCATCATCGGGATCGGTATCGACTCGTATCACGCGATAGCGCCCCTCGATCATCTCGCTCTCGGACTCAGCTCTGGCCGCCCGCGCAACTCGACGGGCAACCTGAGGCGCGATTTCAACCCCTGCAATCTCGGTGGAATCGACTTTTGAGGCAGCTCGGAGAAGGCCTTGACGGCCTTCTTCGCTAGCCTGGTAAAGCGCTCGGGTGCCCATAGCCTTCTCCAAGGCGCCAAGCATCAGCTCGGTTTTTTCAATGTCGGCCTCGGACGCATAACGCTGTGCAGCGAGAAGCTGCTTCACCTGATTGCTCGACGCATCCTGTTCGGCGCGTTTTGTGCGATGCTCTAGCCACGCGCGGAAAACAGCCGTTCCAGCAAGGGCCAGAACGAACGCGAGGATGACGATCGTGATCTGTTGACCGGTCATATGCTTTGCTGCTGACTCCGCGAATTTCTCAGCGACATCTTCAAGGTCGGGAAGTAGCTTGGTGCAGCCTTGGCCGACCTGGAAGCGAACCTCGAACTCCTTTCGCTGCTCGTTGCTCAGCGAGCGGAGATTGGTAGTCCCCTCTTCTATGAGCATGTAAGATCGGTAAAGCCCATTCTGAAAGTCGAGGAGGGCTTCCATCATGGGTGCCGTTAGCGTCTCGTGTTCCGCTTCTAGCCAGAATGTAATCTCAGCCTTTGGCCAGCCGTCAAATGATGGAACGATAGCCTCGTCACCGAACTCCCCCGCCTCTACGCGCCGTAGGAGATCCCAGGCGTCATCCTCCGAAGTAATCACATGCTTGCGCGCGACCTTCGGGCCTCGAGCCATATTTCCCCCTCCACCGATTAGCGGAGGCAGATAGGCACAAGGAAATACATAAGAGTCAACGGGGCTCAGCCGGTCACGATCAACTTCCATGCCGGCACGCCGCCGCCGGACGACGCCGTGGCTATCGTGCAGGTCGTCTGCACTGCCTCGATTGCGAACCGTCCGAGGCCTCACGCGCGCCGTCCGTGCTAACCGCTCCGCTCGTATAGCGAACGATTGCCCGAACGCTTTCGTCAGACGTTCCTAAGCTGCCGACCCCATTGCGTCAGCTGTCAGGAGAACAAAATGTCTGCAGAAGGTAAATCCGACGGCGATCAAGCCGCTAAGGAACTGGACGATGCACACCGTCACGCGGATCCCAGCCGCGGTGGCGAGGGCGCAGACGAGGGTGAGGACGAAGGTGGCGCCGCGAAAGAGGGCAATGAAGACCACCTGAAGGAAGACCAGAAGACGAAACTAGGGTGACGTGACCAGCCTGCTCGGCGCTCTAACGCTGGGCAGGCGCGGTGGTAGATGTTCCGGTCGCGGATCGATCAGATTATGGAAGCCGCGGCGAAGGACGCGCGATAATGAAACGGATCGTCTCAACATTGAGACTTTTTGGGATTGCACGTTGATCGATCTCGTTTGAGAGTTGGCGACATTTAGCGCCACCGGGGGGATTCGGTCGTGAACATCATCTGTAAGGTGCGCGGCCACAAGCGCGATCGACATCGAGTCTGGTACGACGATATGGACTGGCGGACGAACTGCAGTCGCTGTGACCAGCCGCTCATAAAGGATCATCACACGCAAGCTTGGCGTCAGTTTGATCCGGCAGTGGATTTGCCGCTCGGTCGCAAAGGCAGATCCGAGCGTCGTAAAAAGATCAGCGCAACCGTTGCGCCAAGGGTCACACCGTTCCGGCCGGATAGTCAGGCATAGGCAGCGAGCCCTGCGCCTGCACCCACTCTGCCCAGCGCCCGGCATAGTCCAGATCAGTAAAGCTCTGACGCTGAAGCCATCGCCGATCGCCGACCTCCTGATGGTCGGCGTCGAGCTTCACGGCATAGGGCCGCTGGGGGAGCGAGCCCGCGAAGATGCCCGGCGTGGGGACGGATGCGAACCGCACCACCTCGCCGGGGTAGATCTTCGGCGGCTTGCCCGAGATGCCCCGAAACAAGCCGCCGAAGATGCCCATTGTCAGGCCGCCGCTGCGACTTCGACGGCATCGACCACGAGGGTGGTGACCGTTTTGAGACCGCCCGCGCTGGTGATCGCCGACGCGAGCGCGACCAGGCCGCTCTCGAAGTTCGTCAGCGTAGCGCGGTAGGCTGCCTGGGCGACGTCGAGCGCGACAGCGGTGATGATCGAGACATCCGCCTTGATGCCCTGCGATTCAGCGGTCGCGACAAGCGCGTTGGTGATCGCGAACACCTTCTGCGCGCCAGTCATGCCGGTCGTGTCGAGTGCGAGCTTGGCTGCCATGTCGGTCGCCGCCTTGCCGAAAGCGTCGGCCAGCTCCTGCTGGATCGCCGCGGTCAGGTCCGTGGTGTCCTTACTTGCGCCAGGGATAAGGATGCCGGCGACGAAGCCGAGCACCTTCTTGAGGGTTGAACCGATGGACATGTCATTCTCCTTCAGGGTTGAGGGTCCAGCGCCGCCTGAGCGGTCTCGCCAGGTTTCAGGGTAACGTCGGGCTGGACGGGGTTCGGCGTGGCAGCGCTCGCGATGTCGAGGGCCTTGCCAGTGTTGTCGGCGTTCTTCGCCGAGCCGCTGCTGCTGCCGATCCAATAGCCCCAGGCGCCAGCGAAGGCGGCGATCAGCGCGCCGTTCATCGTCTCGCTGGGGTTGAAGATGTAGGCGCCGCCGAACAGCAGGATGATGGTGTATGAGATCGCGAAACGCGGATCGAGAAAGGTGTTCATGGGATGCTCCCGAAGGGCTAGGCACGGGGGAATTGTTTCTGTCGGGGAGCGCTGATCATGTGCCGCAAATTTCCAGCAGCGAGGAGTGATCGCGGTGGCTGAACGCGACCCCGAATTATCGAGTGACGACCGCAGGCACCCGTATGAGCGGTGCCCAACTCAGACGCCCAGCGAACTTCATGACAACCCGGAGGCCCAAGCCGGCCCTGGTTGGGGCGTGCTACTGGTCGGAGTCTTTGCAGCGATCGTGATCCTGCTCTTGTGGAGGTATCTGATCCTCAGCCTATGGCGCCAGCTTTCTTGAATTGCCGCTCTCCGCAGAACACGATGAGGCTATGCTTCTCGGCGTTCATGGAGCGCTGCCGCTAGCGATCAAGGATGAAGGCGTTCGGATCGCGGCGATGCGCCGCCATGATCTTCGGGCAGGCCTCGTACGAATGATCCTTGCCGCCGCAGTATGAGCAGCGCAGATGCATGCGCGCCGACGAGCCGCCATAGGTGTGCGGGCAAAGAGGCTTCATGTGGCGCTCGGAGCCGCAGTAGGTGCACCTCATGCCGCGTTCGCCGGCAACAAGCCTTCGGTGAGCAGCGTCCGCACCTTGGCCGTCACCTCGCCGCGGGTGATGTCGTGATCATGGTTGAGGTCGAGCCCCTCGTTTTCGAGGTAGAGCTTGGGATGATCGCCGCCGGCCTCGAACAGGATCGCGCTATCCGACTCGCCGACGCCGGCAGGCCATAGGATTGCGCAGTAGAGATCGCCGAGGTTGTGCAGCCGTCCCCGCCATGGCCGGAAGTAGAGGTCGACATAGTCCAGCTGCGCGAGCGCGGTCATAGCGGCGAGCTTGGCCGTGGTGGTGTGCAGCTGGCCTACCGTCTGCGGCATGAACTGGATGAGACCGACGGCACCGCTGCCGGCAGCGTTGCGAACGACAGCCGTGAACTTGCGTCCGGTCTCCCACGCCATGCAGGCCATCAGGTCCGACGGGTCGCAGCCGAGACCGTCGGCTATCGCGCGCACGCGATCACGAAAGGCGGGCGCGACGAGGCGCCCCCAGGCGAGTGGGTTCATGGACCTATCCTTCCGTGTTTGTTAGGGCCCGAGCAGGCTGGGAATCTTGTTGGGAAACTTGTTCCGGCTTAGAGCCCTGCCGCGTTGACCTCGCCGGCAGGGTTCGCCCCTGCGGATCGCGCGGACCTATTTTTCGACGTCAGTAGTTTTGCCACGCAGGGTGTCGGGATGTTTCCAAACAAACGATGCCTAGAGCCTCGCCGCGTGCCCTAAACCGCGGCGAGGCTCGCTTTTCAAAACCGCGGTGGACGTCGCACTTCGAAAGGCGCATTTGATTGCGATGCCACCCATCCAGGGGTGACACTCTCTCACTGACCCTGCCGCCTACAAGCGGGGGGGTTTTCTTTAGAAGTTGACGCTGGGCCCGATCGCTGACGTAAGCAGTTTAGCGATGCAGGGCCGGCAACTCCTGCAAAAACCGTCCGGCCTTAGAGCCCTGCCGTAATCGTCCCTGACCTCGGCGGGGCTCGTAGTGCCGGATCTGTAGTCGATCTAAACGGTTGAGGGCCTTAGAGCCGGTTAGCCTCATACCCTCGCCGGTTTTAGAGCCTCGCCGTTGTGAGCCAACGGCGGGGCTCGTTAAGCATTTGGTAACCAGCGGGGTCCAACATCCCCGCGTCGTCTCATGGTCGTGGCGACACGCCTCGCCGGCCTCCCCCACGTGCCGGCGAGGCACCTGATCTCAGCACAGCGCGCGTAGTGCGGCCGCGCTTGACCAGATATGGACCTATACTTCGATGTTGATAGTGTGACGGAAGGGCCGGCGACTTCTGCCAGGGACTTCCGGCCTTAGAGCCTCGCCGAAACTGAACCTGTCGGCGGGGCTCGCCTTAACCGATCAGAGCTTCGGTGCTCCGGCAGCGACAATCCGCGCCGCCGAGATCGCCGACTTCTCCGCGCTCTCTATGATCTCCTGCTTCTCGCGCTGTTCGCGTACCCGCTTTGCAGCCTGCTGCGCACGCTCCGGGTTCTCCTCGATCAGCGTGAGAAGCATGGTGAGGGACTGATCAAGATTGTTCATGCGATGCCGCATCACGCCGATCTCTGCCGAGTGGGCCGCATCCTTCGCCTCGATCTTCGCTTCGTACTCGCGGCGTGTCTCCTCTATCTTCGTCACTTGCGCAGCCGCTCCCGCTTCTAACTTATCGATGCGTTCGAGGAGATCGCCGCGCAGTGAGCCGTCGGCATCGTTGCGCTGCTTCAGAAGCAGCGGCCGTGAGCGGATCCAGTAGGTCAGCGCGCCACCGACCAACGTCCAGATGCCCGCGCTTGTAAGAATGCTGCCGAGGGACAGGCCACCCCAGGTCGACAGCGTGGTGAAGGACACGGCATTACCCATTGCGCTTCCCCCGGTAGGCTCGCCCTGCACGGATCGACTGCACGGCGACGATGAGCGAGAAGACGTAAAGCCCTAGGTGAAATGCCTCGGAGGTGCTGGCGACATACCAGCGGATGTTGAAGCCGAGGACCATCGCCGCGAACAGCGCGTCGCGAGCCCATAGAACGTCGTGCTCGATCGAGCGGCCGGTGAATACGCGCCAGAGGGAGCCCAGGTTGGTCGCGAGTACATATGTCCATCCAATGCCGCCGATCACGCGCAGGATGTCGATCAGAGACACGCTCGCGAGCGCGCTCCATAGGTGTGGATGCGTCATGCGATCTCCTTTTAGAGCGGCGCGAGCACGCCGGCCTGTGGGACTATTGAGCGGGCGGGACGCTGTTGGGGGTGTCAACTGCCCCCGTCACCTGCTCCGCCTGCGACCGCAGTGCCGCAGCGCTCGCCAAGTCGCCCATTCGCTCAGCCTGATCCGCGGACGAACTAAGTATCTGCCGCGAGATCGCGGCGCGCTGGTCGTCGTTCATTTTATACCGATCCTGTGTTGCAGAGGACTTGGAAGATCGTTTCGCCGGGCAGTCCGGCGTCGTTGAGGGCAAAGCCGCTCGCGGGCACCCCGCCAAGCTTCACCGTGACATTGAAGACGCTACCCGCCCGATTGGCGGCCGGCATGGCAAACGATGCCGTCAGATCGATATCGCTGTAACCAACGGGGCATGCGACGAACCGGAAACCAGGCTGCTGCACGCCGTTGAAAAAGAGCAGAACCTGAAGGTTTGCCGCGGCCGCAGACGTATTGTGCATGAGATGATGCATGCTGATCTTGCCACGAGCAGCGCCATCAAACGTCTGCGGGATGTCGAAGCTGCCGAGTAGCATCGTGTTATCGGATGCGACGGCCGGGCTGTTGACGAGCAGGTCTATCTCATAACCACGCCCATGGCCGACGTTGCGTTCCTTCCCCTGCGTGACGACCTGGTAGAGATACTGGCCTCTGAAATCGCAGATGAAGTCGAGCGCATTGTCGATCTTCGCGACATATCCGCTGGTCCCGGCCAGCAACCCCTGCAGAGACGTCTGGAGCGGACCGCCCTGCAAAAGCTGGATTTCGCTGATGGCGTAATCCTGGATCGGGTTGTTGCTGTCGCCGGTGATCGTATAGGCTTGGTAGGCGGACGCATCGAGGCCGTTGTTCGTCCAGGTGTGCCCGGCGAAGTGTATGGATATCGCGCCGGAAACCCGCAGCTGTCCGCTGGTCTGGGCGCCGAGGCGGGCGACCTTGTTGCCGATCTGCTCGAACGACGAGTTTATCAGCGTCAGGCCGAGCAGCCCCAGGGTGCCGTTGCCGTCCTCCTGGTAGAAGCCGTAGGGGCTGAAGCCCCCGTGGCAGCCCATGAGCAGCAGGGCCCCGATGCCCCCGGGGGACACGCCCGCTATCTTGCTCGTGCCGTGGGAGCCGTACGTCGCGAACAACGCCCCCGTGAAGACGCAGTCGAAGTAGCGATAGTCGCCGGTGTTTCGCTCCCAATACAGATTGTACCAGCAGTTCGAGACCTGCAAATTGGTGCCACCAAGATGGCCGGCGTTGTTGTTGTGGACGATGCCCTTGTAAAAGAAGTTGACCGTGACATCGACGAGATGAATGAAGCCGCAATTCTCGTCGAAGAGGATGCCATTGCCGAGAAAATTGCACGTGGCTGGATTCGAGGATCGTGTCGCGGTGCGGGTCGCCAGGCCAACGATGCCGAAGCCGCGGAAGGGTGCCGAATTTATCGCCGCGCTATCGGCGACCTTTCCGCCGATGCGAACCAGTGCAAGATTATTGACCGTATCGTTCGGGACGAAGCCATTCCAATAGGACAGCGACGACGCGGAAACCATGAGCTTTGTGCACCATGCTCCCTCGCCGACCATCCCCGTAAGCAGCTGCAGCATCTGACTGATGACGTAGAGGCCGGCCGGAACGTAGATCGGTACGTTAGAGAGGATCGCCAACGCGATCGCCGCCTGAAACGCGGCAGTGTCGTCGGTTACACCATCTCCCACGGCACCGCATTTGCGGACGTTGACGGCGCCATCGACCGTCAACCTGAAGCCGAGAGGGTTGCCCGAGATCGTGGTGCTGGAAAGAAACGCGGTCTTCGGGTTCGCGGAGACATACGCCGACGTCACGCTCTGATCGTAGATATAATCTGCGATACCGAGACCAGGTTTGGTGTGGCCCGCCGTTCTTAGCGCTGGCACGCCTTGGGGTGCGGCGATCCCGCCGGATGCGGCGAAGAGAGCGATAGCCGACACGTTACCGCCGATCCCGCCCACAGGGCCGCGAAGGCCTGGGATTTGCACAGCGATTGGACCGTTGATCATGCTGTGGTCACTCCCGGCGAGACGATGAAGGGGCCGCTCGACAGGACTTCCGTTGTCCCGTCGGCGTAAGTGAGGCGGATGTCGAAGGCGAAGACCTGGTCGGAATCGAGGTCCGCCGGCTCGGGGGCGGGCAGCTGCGCCAGTACCGCCAACTCCGCCATTTGCGCGGCAGCCATTCCCGGCAAGGTCGCAAGTTGGGCCGGGGTAAAGCCGAAGCCGAGGTCAAGCGCGAGCGTCCGCGTCCCGTCACCGTTGTCCGTGTCGGTGAAGGCGACCGGATTGAGCGTCAGCAACGCCGGGTCCGGCGCGCCGGCGTATAGTCTCACCTGTATGGCGACATACCCGCCAATGAGCGGAAGTTGTCCTCCCGGATAGATGTAGCTGAGCGGAGGTGCCCACGTCGCGTTACGCGACGCGGTGAGCGTCTGTTGGATCGGCATGCTGTCCCCGATTCAGAAATAGGTGATGACGATCGCGAGCCCGGCGCCGCCTGTGCCGCCATTGCCGCCGTTGCCGGACTGCGATGCCCCGCCGCCGCCCGCGCCCGACCCGTTGGCGCCACCATTGCCGCCGGTGCCGCCATTGCCGGCTGCGTAGGCACCACCGCCTCCACCGGACGATCCGACGCGCCCGGCATAGGCGACGCCAACACCGCCATTGCCGCCCGTCGTGGTGCCTGCTGCAGTATCCTCGTACGTCGCCATGCCGCGGCCCGCAGCGCCTGCATTCTCGACGTTCGCCGCTGTGAAGCCGCCGCCCGAACCGCCGCCATTGCCGCCGGTCATCATCGAGATGCCGCCAGATGAAGCGACGCCCAATGCAGAACATCCGCCGCCGGCCGAACCACCAACCGGATTGGTTGAAGAGCCGCCCGTCGTCCCGCTGGCCCCTGCAACAAGCGCCCCCGTGCCAGCTGTAGCGCCTGAACCCGACGAGCCGGCCGAACGAAGCGAACCGGCACCGCCACTCGCCGATGCAACCGAAGGTGCGCCGCCACCCCCGCCGCCGCCGCCGAATGCCGTGATATACGATCCGAAGATGGTGTTTCCGCCAGCACCGCCGGCAGTCCCGGCACCGGCCGTCGTGGCTCCAACGCCAGCGGTGCCAGCTGATCCCACGGTTACCGAAACCGACGCGCCTAGATCGCTCGCCAGATAGGTCATATCCGCACGGCCAGCGCCGCTGCCGCCCGCTCCACCGGACGCGGCGGTCGATGCGGCAACCTTGGGGCCGCCACCGCCGCCGCCTCCACCGCCGAAGAGGATGACGCGAACCGACTTCGCTCCCGAGAAGGTCACGCTGCCCTTGGCGTCATAGGACAAAGTGATCGACGACGCGGCGAGGCCGGATAGCTTGGATGCGGTCGTCAGGCCGGGCGGGCCGAGATCTCCGAGTTGCGCGGCCTCTGGCTGCGCTCCGAGCTGCGTGCTGACGTATAGGTGACCCCGGTCGGGGACTTCGGCGGTGTAGCCATCGATCAACGTGATGACGCCGTCGACATAGAAGTTCTCAATGCCTTTGATCGGACCGGTCGAGTAGATCGTGATCAGCGTTTCGTTGACGTCGTCTTTGCCATAGGCTTGGCGATAGACGATCTGGCCGCCGCTATAGCAGCGGCCCATGATATGCGGGATGCCTGCCTGCGGGTCCGACTGCCAAGCCATCGGATTGGCGATCTGCTGCGGCTTTTTGGCAGTCAGTTCCGCCAGAATGCCGAGTCCGGCCGTCGCGGCAGCCAATGCCGTCGAGGCCGTCGCCACGGACACGCCGACGGCCGTGGTCGCAGCTGCGGCCGTCGGCCCTATCGAGACGCCATAGGTTGCGACGGCGAGCGCGACGACACCGACAATCTCGGCCGCGGTCCGCAGGAAATGGCTCATGCCACGGTCCAGGCGGTTTCGAGTTGGACCCGGCGCAGGACGCTGACGCCTGCGGCATCCTCGTGAAAGCCGAGCATGGCGCCGTTGCCGAGCATGATCCCGAACGCACCGAAGCTATCCGTTCCTGCACCGAGCACGATGTCGCCGGTCAGCGCGAAGGCCGGCGCGATCCGCGCAAGCAACAGGCCGTCCAGCACATCGCCGATCGTCTCGTGTCCGCCCCGGCGCAGCGCGGCCCGCGCGCCGAGCGCGGTGCGATAGCGGCCGAAGCGAGTTAGCCCGGCGTTGTAGCCCAGCTGGCGAAGATGCCATGCGACGATGCGGGAACAATCGCACACGCCCCAAGAGAATGGCTTGCCGACCCAATAGTCGAGCGTTGCCTGCGCTGCGTCGCGGCGACGCTCCAGAATATCCGTCACCGGCTCACACCGGATTCGGGCGATGTGCCCCAATATATCTGCCTGAGAATGCCGGTCACGTCGGCAAGCCCCGTCTCGCCCGGCCAGAGGTGGCGATGAAAGGTGTCCGATAGGCGGATCCCGTCGTCGGTGAAGAAGAAGAGCTCGTCATCCGACGTGATCTCCATTTCCAGCGTCCGGCTATTCGCACCGCCCTTGAGCGTCACGGTGTCGAGTGAGCCGGAGAACTGCAGTTCGGGCATGTCGATCGGGAGGCCGGTCGCCATGTTGAGAACGCCGAGCCACAGCGATACGGCCGAGCCTTGCATCTGCGGTTGCGCGAGCGTCGTCGCTGCTACGTCGTCCTTCGGCGCGAACGTCATCCGGACGGCGGGTGCCTCGTCTCCAGTGCCGTCGGTGAGCGTTTCCATCGACATGATCGATCCGAACATGGGATCGTCGCCGAGATAAGTGTTGCCGCCGAACGGGACCTGGCCCGCGCCTTCCAGCAGATAGATCGTGCGACCAGGCAAGGCGATCGATAGCGCGCCGAACATCATCACGACCGGCTGGGCGAGGGCCGCATCGTTGGCGGCCGAGAATGTCGACATCAGGCGGCCTCGGTGATCATGATTTTCGCGGGCACGCCCTTGGCGATCGAAAGCTCGATCTCGACGCTATTGCCGGTGAGAAAGCCCTCGATCATGGGCTTAAAGAACTCGCAGACAGCGCCGTCGTCAGGCGAGACGCGGAGCATGGGCCAAATCATCGCCGCCATCTTGCCGGTAGGATCGGCGATCCCCTGATTGGCCAGATGGTGCAGGTATCTGCGGCCACCCTGGATGATCGAAAAGAACTGGCCGATCCTGCCCATATATTCTGGCGTGAAGCCACGGATATTCAGCGTCGTGCCGAGTTGCCCTGCTCCATCGACGACGGGCGCACCTGGCTCGCCGACATGAAAACCGGGCTGCGGAACCGGGAAAAGGGCACCATCTACCAACGCTTGGCGGATTGCCGACATCAGCACGCGCCCGTCGGGCTCTGGGCGCAAGCGTGGAAACAGGATGTCGATCGCGCAGCGACTGCCAAGGCGATTGACGCGCTGGGCCGCGCCGCCGCCCGGTGGCGTCAGCGTGCCACCGAAATCCAGGAAGCGGATCACCGCGCTCTGCGGGAGCCGCGGTTGGGGAATTAAGATCGACATCACTACGCGTTGGACAGCGAGCGACGGCGCGATCGTGCGAGATTATCGCTCGCCAGTCGCGCACCTCCGGTAGCGCCGCGCACCGTGGCGCGGCTGCCGACAGCGTTCATCTGGTCGACCAGATCCTGCGTGACGACGGCGCCTTCGAGATGGAAATGGTTCTGCGTCCCGCCGTTGTCGTTGCCTGCCTGCAAGAGCCGACGCGTGTCGGCCGCGTTAATGACGCGGCTACCGCCCGGAAGATTGAGAAGCTCCGGGCCATTCTCGCCGACTTCGGCAAACCCGGCCGGCGAAGACTCCGTGCCGGATGCGAAGTGGATCGGGTTCGCGGCGATGATGCTGGCGATGCTGGTATCGGCCGTCGCATCGACAGCGCTAAATGGATTTCCGCCGCCGAACAGGCCTTTCAGCCTACCGAACAGACCGGAGATGCCGCTCAATCCCCCGCCGCTGCTGCCGCCGCCGAAGAGCGAACTGATCGTCGGATTATTCTCGCCGAGAAGCAGGTTCTTGAGCGGGTTGATCAGAGCCATCTTCTCAAGCTCCTCGCGAACGTCCGCGAGCAGCGTTTTCAGCTTGTCGCCCTTGGGATTGAAAATATCGTCTATGACTTTGTCGCCGGTCTGCTGAACTTCCTGCCACGCTGCAGTCTGCTTCTGGACTTGGCCGTTCATCTTTGCTGCCGCGTCAACGCCAGCGAGGACGGCTTTCGCCTGATCGCTGTCGAGCGGGATAAGGTGGGCCGTCAGATCCTGCTCGGCCTTCAGGTGGTCGAGTATCAGCTCGCGCGCGTCAGCGGTCATGTGCAGGGTCGCCAGCTGGGCTTGCGCCATCGCCATGACGTCCTGCTGACTGTTGAGGGTCTGACCACTGAAAAGCGCGCCATCGGTCGTTTGCTTCGTCCGCGCTTCGGATACCTTGTCCTCGACGTAAGCGGTGCGCTTGGGGTCGTCATCGGCGAGGTGGGAATACTTGTCGGCAGCTTCACGCTCCGCAGCGCGCCGTGCGATTTCGATCTGACCCTTACCAGTACGATCGCCGGCGAAATCAGCCTGGTCGCGCAAGCCTATGATCGAATCATCGGTCGAGTGGATAGCTTGGGTGGCTGCGAACCGCTCCGATGCCGCATGATTATCATTCAGCGCCTTGGTCAGAGACGCCACGGCCGCCGCAGCCGTGATCGCGGCATCGCCGGTAGCATTGGTCTGCGCAATGAGCAGCGGTCGCAATTTCGCGTCGTCCGCGATGGCGTCGTTCATGGCACCATAGCCGACTGTGCCGGCAGTGATGGCGGCCAGCACCCGACTGTGCGCGGACGCCTCGTCTTCCAGCTGCGCCGCGGCCTTCGCGCCATCCATGATGCCGGTCGAGACCGTCACGGCAAGTTGTCGGCGATATTGATCCTCTACCGAGATGCCCTTGCCGGTGGCATCGTGCGCCGCCTTCTCGCGCGCCTCCGCTTCAGCGCCGGCCGCGCTGCTCTGCATGTACGCCGAGGCAGCAGCGAGCGCGCCGCGAGCGCTTGCATCCATAGCGGCGGCTTCGCGTGCGAGCGTCTCGGCATGCTTGGCACCAGCACCGTCCACGCGCTCGGCCTGTTGCTCCTGCTGTGCGAGGAGCGCGGCATATTGCGCAGCGTTGGCATTCTGGCTGCCGTTATAGCCGGTCCCGACACTCGCATTGACGGTCGCCTGCGTCGAAGATGGCATGATCGCAGCGATTTTCGCCGCCGCGTCAGCTTGCTTCTGGGTGGCCTTCCCGATCTCGTCGGTGGCTCGCTCGTAAGATGCAACGAGGCGCGCCGAATGCAAGCTTCAGCCAATGGCCGATATTGCGCACGTCGACGGGGACGACGAAATCGCCGTCGTTGGTCGCGACATCCTCGATCGGGTCCTGCGGCTCGCGGCCGAAGCCGAGCAGGTCCGACGTGATGAGCGGACGCTCTTCGCCCATCGAGTGGCTGGCGCTTGGCAGCGAGAAGAAACCAGCGTTCGGAGTAACGCCGGGCGTCGCTTCGAAGACGCCGGCAAATGTGGCATTGGCGCCGATTGCGCGACCCATAGTCGTTCTCCTTAGAGCGGATGCGGGGTGGAGTAGGTGGCAATGATCACGCCCGAGACGCTGCTCGTTGTGAGCGACGCCTCGACGTAATCGTCGTTTGAGGGAGGCGCGGACGCGTCGAGGTAATCGACGAGGCCGCCTAGAAAGCGGTCAGCCTCAAGCGCCGCGGCCATCAGATCGAGGATGGCGTCGACGACCTGCGCGCCTGTCAGATCCCCCGAAGGAGGGGCCTCGACCGTGAACGGAATCTGATGCTCGTAGTTGTAGGTTGGCGGGCAGAGATCGATTTCCGGCTTACCGGGATCACCCGCTTCGATGGTGACGCGGCCGTTCGTCCCGATCCGGTCGGGGGCGGCGTCTTCGCCATCGATGCCCTGAAGATCGACGCCCGGAAGCGCGGCGGCGAACATGGCCTTCACCGCCAGCGGGACGTCGAGGCTCTTGCTCATTGGCCTAGCCCTTCCTCGAGCCGAGAGACAAAGCCGGCAGCGCCCGTGTCGCCGGCTGCCTGCAAATCCAGCTTCTTGGGCATCTTCACGCTCGACATGAGCACGAACATCAGGACGAGCTCGCCGCTCGAACCATGCGCCAGGCGTCCCTTGCGGACACGGCGCACGGCGCCGCGAGCGGTCGTGCCACGCCCCTGCACGATGAAGGCGAGCAGCCGGCCGGCGCGCCCCTTCTTGATGACGAACTCTTTGGCGCCGAAGTCGGCAAGCACCTGATCCGGCGACATCGTCTTGGTCGATGACGCCCGACCACCGCCGCGTGCGCGAGGGACGTTCTTGGTCGGCAGCCACAGATAGTTCTTGCCGCCGAGCGGCGAGATCGTCGCGCCGCGGGCGAAGGCGTCGATGATGTCAGGCGCGTTCGACCATGCGTAGCCAGCCGGGTTCAGTGAGTTGCGGCTTTCGGGGTATGTGTCGGCCCGCCACGTGTTCGCGAGACGATTGCCCATGCCGGCATCGCGGATCTGGTCGCGCAGGGTCTCTTTCAGCGTCGTCGTCGCGCCGCGCATCGCCTCGGTGGTGATCTTGGCAATCTGATCCTCGGCGTCGCCGATCGCGGTCGGCAAGCCGGTTATGCTGACCGTCGGACCCATCAGGCGGGCTCGGTCGGACAGGCCCAGCTCATGCCCTCGACGTCGAGGATGGCCGCGCCGTTGATCCGGAAGGTGAGCATCTGCGCGGTCTGCGCATCGGCGACCTGAAGCGTGTCGCCCTTCGATGGTTGTGCAACATCCGAGCGCTGGACGTCAAAGCTGTTCGTATCTGCAATGCGGTCGCCATTCCGGCCGCCGGTCGCTTGGCTGCCCTGAGCCCAGATAACGCGGATAGGGTTCGCCAACGGTGCGCCGCCCTTTGGCGTGTAGATCGCCGCCACGGAGCCGGCTGCGCTGTGGAGCACAGCAAGCGCCGTGGCGAACGGATCAGGCATGGTTATCAGCGCTTTCTGTCGCCCGAACAGCGCGCCGCGCGTGACGCGATTTACCGTCGCGGAAATGGCCGGAAGCGGAAGGAGCCCGCGCCGGCCCGTGTCGTAAACTTTCCGCGTGTTGCGCGCGGATGCCACACAGATCGGATCGCAGCGTGAGCGCGCTCCGGACCGCAGCCCCCGCACCCGTTGACCAGGAGCTTCGCTGGCTTGATCGGCTGGTCGATCGTCCGTCGGCATATGCCCGGCTGTGGCTGACATGCGCCACCGAGGCGGGCGCGAACATGCAGGTGAGCGGCGACAAGCTGGTCGCCTCTTGGGCCCCCGACGACCGCCACGTCGAGCGCGGCGAGCATCTTCGCATCCTCACCACACATATGGACGATGCGGGCCACCGCGCCGCCGTCCTCAACCTCTTGGAGACCGCGCGATGCCCCGCTTCGTAAATAATGCCGCTTGGACGCATCACTTCAACGCCAACCTGATCGTGTCCATTGGCAACGGCCGTCGACGCGAGAGCGGCTTCGGCTTCGTGCATACGGCTAAGCTAAAGGACGGCGGCGAGATCATCCTCGATGGAAATGCTGCCTACGAGCTGACGAACCCGGTGATTGCGGTGATCCCCGCCACGGAAGGCTACAGCACAATCGAGATGGGGGAGTGCCCTGATGGAAGCCCTTATGAGTTTCGCCAGCCCGTAATCGCATGGCAGCTGAAGCAAGCCGGCGAAATGGTGCCCGTGACGATCCGAGGCCCAAATAACGGCAACACCGAAGACGCCGCGGTGGAGCAGCCAACGGGCGAGGTCTGGGACCCCTCCGAAGACGCGATTTACGACAGCGCCGCGATCTTCCGAGAAGCCAGCCTGAAGAAAGTCGCCGATCGCGACGCCGAACGGCGCGCGCAGAAAGTCCACGCCAATTCAGAGGAGAAGGCCTGATGTCGTTTCAGGATAGCCCGATGACGCCGGCCGAAGATGCCGCGACCATCGCATGGAACGAATATGCCGACGCCGCCCAAGCCGCGCGCGCCGCATGGGACCAACCCAACGTCACGATGTCGGCGCGGATGCGCTTGCACGGGGTAGCGGTTGACGCCCACGATCGCTTTGCGGACGCCTATCGTCTGCTTTCCAAGCCGACACCTCCGGACATGACGGCCGAGCGCGATAGCCTCGCGATCGAGGGCGTGGCCCTTCTCTTCGCTTTGGCGGCGTTCGTCGGCCTGTTCCTGCCCGACTTCCAAGCTGAGTTCTGGCCGATCGCCTTCACGTTCATCGTGGTCGCGCTGCTTGGTGCCTGGACCTATCGGTTCGCTGGCCGGCTGAGCAGGCATCTCGGCCGCCGCCTATGACCGACCTCTTCGACTATCCGTCGTCGCCCGGCGCCCGCAACCGCGACACCTCGCGCGCTGCCGCCGATGCGATGGCTGCCACCGCGCCGCTGCTACGTGGCAAGGTGCTGGCAGTCCTTGAACGCTCGAACGGCCTCACCGCCGACGAGGTCGCCGGGCGGCTCGGGCTGTCGATCCTCTCCATCCGTCCGCGCTGCACCGAACTGAGCCGCTTGGGCCAGATCCGCGACAGCGGGGACCGTCGCAATAACGCCAGCGGCAAACGCGCCATCGTCTGGATGGCCGTGCAGCCTGCCCGTCTTAATCGAAAGGGATGATTATGAGCGCCACCACCGCACCCGAGACCAAGAGCTTCAACGGCGACTTCCTCCTGTTCCGCAAGGATAGCCAGGGCATGCGCAAAATGCCGAAGGGTAGTCATCCGCGCCCACCGCGCTTCCGCCACAAGAAGTTTGCCGAGGCGGAGGCGGAAGCCACGCGCTTGCTTGTTAGCAACCCCGACAGCACGTTCATCGTCCTGCAGGAGGTCGCCAGGATCAAACTTAAGCCGGTCTCCATGTCGGCCGCCGAAGATTGGTTGTTGCGGTGGCGCGGCGCTGGCGAGGGTAACGGCATCGCGCGCATGGGAAAGACCGTCTGCATGATGACACCCGGTCGCGAAGTTCTGTCTTCAGGTGAAGGCGCGCTGATCGGCGAGTTGAACAGCGATGCCGAGCTCCACGCGATGGTGTGGCAGCGTTTGGCCCGTGAGGAGCGCGAGACTGTGTCCGGGGACAATCCGCCGACGCCGATGAAGTGCCGCCGCGTCGGCTGCCAACGCATGTCCACGCACGCTTCCGGAATGTGCGACGAGCATCAGCCGGGCTTCGCCCAGGCGGATGATCAAGAGCAGGCAGCATGAGCGATCCCGTCGAAGAGGTGCGCGCGGCGCTTCGGCAGTCGAAGCTATACCTTGCAGATCTCGTACAGGAGCACCGCTCCGCCGCTATCCCGGCGCTGCTTGCGGCCCTCGTCGAGTGGGGTGTCGAGCACGGCGCCGTCGAAATGGTCCGCAACAGCCTCAAGAGTGCCAGCGACATGTCCTATGCGGCCGAGGCCTTATTCAAGGGAGAGCGGCACTAATGCCCGTTGATTTAGATCGCCGCCGTCCGAAGCCCACAAACCTCGTATTCGAGGCCGCCAAAGACTGCGATCCTACGGAGGATCACATCTTGTTCTCGTTCCAAAGCGAGGACGAGGCCGGGGTTTGCGTCGGGTTCATCCATGAAACGACGCGGGTATTTCGGGACTTCATCTTCCTCGATGCCGATCAGTGTCAAGAGTTCGGGGAAGCGTTGATCGAGGCTGCTCGAATCGCTCGCGAGGCAAGGCGATGATAGCGAGGCTCAAACGCCTCCGCTGTGTCCTGTCTGGCGGCCATCGTCTCGATCCGATCTGGAAAACGTCGGCCAGCGCGCGCCTCGTTGGCTATCGCTGCTCGCGCTGTGAGGGGACGTTCCGATCATGAGCGGCGCGACCGATTGCATCGCCGCGCTGCGCAGGCATGGACCGCTTCGCACCGCGCAGCTGGCGGAGATGACCTGCGACCATAGCGGCGGCGTGGCACGCACCATGGCCGGGCTGATTAGCGACGGTCGCGTCAAGCGCATCGACGGCGGATCAGGTCGCGGGTCGATCGCGCTCTATGCGCTGGTCGGGCAGGTGCGGGCATGACAGATCAGACGTCCATGGTCCGCATTGAGGAGGCTTGGCTCCGCACGGCTGACATCTCGCACATGGCATGGGATCGCGGGCACAGCTTCACGCACCTGCGGATCACTATGAGCGATGGGACAATCTACATCGTCAAGGATTGGAACGGCAGCGCTTACGCCGCCGAGCAGGCGATCCTTGCGGGTGTCGCAGCCGATGAAGCGCGCGAGAGCGGGAGGTGCGAGCCATGAACCGCGCCGACAAAGCCAAGCGGACGTTGCTTGGCATAGAGATACCGCGCGACGAGCTGGCCTGCCAAATCGCAGAGGCATCTATGGGGGCGATGCGGCCAATGGGCTGCACCGCTACCGAGGCACTCGCCAAGGCCGAGGCAATCGATCCGGGGCAGGCGCGTCGCTGGCGCGAAGCCGCTGATCGAGCCGTCCTCTATTTCCACAAATGCGTGAACGGAGCGAGGCAACCGTCATGACCGACCGCCGGCAAGATAGCCTCCTACGCCTCCCAGCGGTACGCGAGCGAACGGGCCTATCGGCTTCGACGATCAACCGCCGCGAGGCGGCGGGGACGTTCCCCCAGCGTATCCGCATCGGGGAAAATAGCGTCGCCTGGTATCTGTCCGACGTCGAGGACTTCGTAGCCGACCCCTTCAGCTACAAGGTCGATCGGGCCGATCGCGCCGCCTGATCAACGATCAGCCGCCCGGCCGTCTACGAGGTCGTTGGCTGGCACGAGGCCTTCGCACAGCATGTCCGCCCACTCGACCGCCAGCTCGCGGCGCCGGGCAGAGTGCTGGCTGCGATTGTAGGCGAACTCCGACCCCGACAATCCCTTGGGCTTGTGCGCGAGCATCAGATCGACAACGTGGCGGTCGCCTTCCATGCGCGGCGGCGCCGGGCGGTCGTTCAGCAGCGTCGAGAAGGCCGAGCGCCATCCATGCGGAACGTGCCGATCCTGATAGCCCTCGCGCTTGTAGAGGGTTTCCAGCGCGGCCGTCGTCATTGGCCGGCGCGTGGTGCGCTGGCCGGGGAAGAGGATCGGGATGCGGCCAGTCAGCCGGTGCAGCGCGCGGAGTAGCTCGACGGCCTGCCGGGGCAGCGGCACGTCGTGCGCGAAAGCCGCCTCGCCCTTGCTCTCTAGCTCGAGCTTCATGCGCTCGGCCGGGATGCGCCAGATGGCATCGGGTGCTGGCGCGGATGGAACAGTCCAATCGATACCCTCGATTTCGCTCCAAGCTGCACCAGCGAGCACTCCGGGCCGCACCGCCGTGAGTGCCAATAGCCTAGACGCCAGCTTCGTGGCGGGACCCGCCGTCGAATCGTCGATGCAGCGCATCAGCGTGCGAAGCTCGCCGAGGTCGGTAAGCGCCGGCTGCTTGCCGCGCACCACGATCGGGCGGAGCGCCTTGCCCACGGTGGCCGCCGGGTCCGTCGGGACGATGCCTTCGCTCATCCCGTACACGAATATGGCCGATATATGCTCGCGCCGCCGCTTCGCTGAATCGAGGGAGCCGCGGGCTTCGATCTTGCGCAGCACCCGGAGGATCATGGGCCCGTCTATGTCCGCCAAGGGAAGCGCCCCGAGATCCGGGAACACGTCGCGCTCAAGCCCCTGCAGTAGCTTTCTCGAATAGGTGGGCGACCAGCGCGGCCGCTGCGCCTCGTGCCAAGCGCGACCGATCTTCTCCATCGTGGCGCCGGCCGCCGCGTGGGCGGCCATGCGCCGCTTATGCTCCTCGACCACCGGATCGCGATGGTCGCGTAGCAGGCGCCGGGCGTCGTCACGGCGATCACGCGCCTGGGCCAGCGTCACCTCGGGATAGCGGCCGAACGTCAGCCGTTTCTCCTTGTCGGCGAACCGATACTTCATGCGCCAGGACTTCCCGCCCTTGGTCGTCACGAACAGGTATAGGCCCAGCGAATCGCCGAGCTTATAGTCCTTGTCTTTAGCCTGCGCCTTTCGGCATTGCGCATCGGTTAGCGGCAT